GCTTCGAGCAGATACACCATGTCGCCGTAGGAGTTCTCACGGACGCCGCGCGCCGTCCTGCCCTTCTTTACTTCCTTGCGTTCGATCAGCTTGTCGATGGTCGCGTCGGTCGAATAGGCGACGTTGGTTTCCAGATCGAGAACCTTCACGGTAAGCAACGCGCGTTCGCCGTCCTCGTAGGTGATCCGTGCCGTGGTGTGGACGTTGCGCCACGCCATCAAAGCCGACTCTATGAACCGGATCGAGAAGTTAACCGCGAACGCGTCGCGCCACTGCCCCGTCGCCGGGTCCTTCTCGCGTCCGACCGGGCGATGATACAGCGCCGTGTCTGCAAAGCCGGGACGTCGGCAGTCTTTCAGGATGCGTAACCGAAACGTGTCGATGTCGCGCTGGTTCCGGAGCGCCACCACGTAACTGGCTTCGATCTCTGCCTTGGCTGCGGCTGCGGCTGCGGTCGGGGCCATGTCGCCCGAGACGCTCACCTCGTTCGCCAGTACTGTATCGCGCACGGTCACGGAACTGCCAGCCGTCTGCGCGGGGATCGTCTCTTCTTTCATACCGTTCGGTTCTCCTTCGTCTGTTTGAATTGTTTCGACTTCGGGCACGTCACGAAATGGTTAGTGCCGTCGACGTTGTAGGGCGCGCTCTTGCCGTTCCGATGTCTCACCCAATAGATCGTCGCGGGGCAACCCTTACAGGCCGCTTCATCGGCGACCGAGTGTAGCAGGATGGCGATGCCTTTCAGCACGCGCTGATGTTCCGCCAGTGCCCGGTGATGTTGCGCGACAAGCGCGGTTAGTTGATCCTGCAGTTGCGCCAACTGCGCGCCCAGATTGATCGGGAAGCCGGTCATGTGGTCCGCTCTTTCACGTCTTCGATGAAATGCTGCCCCTCTTCCATCTCCGCCAGTAACTCGCGTACCGACTTCATGGGCGCGCCCATCGTGTTTACTCCTGCCGGTTCCAGTTCGATCAACTGCGCCGGTTCGGGCGGCACCACGCCTTCGGCGATGCGCGCGACGTCCTGCAGGAGTTCCGCGGAACCTGCGGCGCTCAGGACGGGCGCGAGTTGACTGGCATCGCAGTCCCACAGCAGACGGCGCGTACCGGGTTTCGCGTACTGCTCCAGCAGCGCGGCGCGTTCCTTCACCGTGACCTCGCGTGATAGCAGCATCTCGGCCAACTTCTTCCAATCGGTTCCGCCGCTCTTCGTCACGCGGTAAGTGATGCGACCAGCGGGCCATGCCAGTCCCTCGGCGTCTTCGAGTATCAGTTTGAGGCGCGTTTCGAGCGTCTCGCGCAGCGTGTTCAGTTCGTCTTCCCGGATTCGGATACGAGAATACTCGTCGAGCAGAAAGGCTTCCGTGTCGGACGCCGCGCGTATCGGCTTCGTCTCTCTGGGGAACGCCTGTTTCAACCAGCGGTCGACTTCATCGCTGCGGCGCGTGACCGGCGGGCGTTCGTTGCCGATCAGATAGCGCCGGTAGAACTCCTGCGCCCGGAACAGCATCTCCCGCTCCGCCTCCTGATCGCGGTCAATCTGGTAGATCCGGACGTCTTGACACCCGACCAGCGCGCAGACGTCCCACACATCGTAGTCGGCTGCGGCCATGTACCACCAACACTGGGTGATGATGCGCGGCGGGATGTCGTCCGCCGTTTCGCCCCACTTATAACCCTGATCCCAGCGCACGATCTTGGCGTCGACGCCGCGCCGTTCACTGCGGCATAGGCCGTCCGGAGTCCACACCATGTAGGGCCGCGTCGGGTCGAGTCGCGAGTCGTTACAGTACTCGGTCGCGCGCCCGGTGATGTGTTCATAGATCCTCAGTACGCCTTCTTCGAGCATTCGCCCGAGGATCATATACGTGGGCGCGTCGCGGTCCGCTATGGGCGTCAGGTTGCCCCGCTTCGACGCCCACACCGCGAGCGCGTCGCGATCCGGATCGACGCCCAGTATGGCCCCGATCTCGGAACCGCCGATAGCCAACTTTCGAAGAGCTTCGTTTAACATCGTTAGTCCCTTTCCGTCTCCAACGCCTTGATGTAGAGCGGCGCGCAGACATCGCACAACCAGAAAACGTCGACGAACTGCCGCCCCGGTTGGTTGTGGCAGCAGTCGCACAGATGGACGCGCGGGCACATCAGCACCGTGCGCGGTGCGGTGATCATCATTCCCGGATTCCCTTTGAGGATTGATTACTAACTGGCGCGCCTTCGCTTCACGCGCGCCTCTGAAACGGTCGGGATGTCGTCGACCTGTCCCGATGTCAGATGCCGTATCAGTAGCTCATTGATCACCCGGCTGAAGGAACACGGCCCGAACTCCGCCTCGGTGCGCGCGTTGCAGTGAGCCTTTAGCCGTTCGTGCGCTTCTCGCGACACCATGACACCCAAACGAACACGATTCGACGCCATACTACACACCTCTCCCGCCGCGCTGTAACGCGATTGTCACATCGGCGTTGCATTAAACTCCCAACAGTTTGTCGATTAAGGAAGCGCTTTGTCTGATCACGATTCCATGTTTTCGGTTATATGCCGATTCTGAGAAGCCGTCAATACCCCGAATATCCTTTGCTAGCAGTTGTCTGGGCACTTTATGTATTGACTCGCTGTAGCTTTGACAGCGTACGAATGTATCGACTTATGTCGAAAAAAAATAACTCCATTTTCGAAACCCAATAAACACGGATAGTCGACGCGGGCATCAAACAGGCGCGCGTTTCCCGCTGCGTATTGAAACGTCCGGAGTCAATAACGGACAAAAGGGTCTTAAAATATTTTTATTTCCTGCGCGCGTTGCGATAAGTCGCTCACTCGCGGCAGTGTCGCGCGTTACGATCCAAGCGCGACGTCCTGCGGTTGGTGAGTCGGCGCACCTACTCGACGGGCGGAGTCGGCGCGATGGCGGGCTGCGGCTGTTCGATGCGTACTAACTCGCGCCGATTGGGTGCCAGTTGCCAGTTACCGAGCATCTTGTGTTGGCGGAGGAAGTAATGCAGCACCGCGGAACGCGCCACGTTGATATTGGCGCGCGTGATGTCGAGCTTGCGCTCCTCTTCGTCGAGTTCCGCCACCGTGTCGATGGCGGCGTCGTCCAGCGGGAAATTCTCGCTCTCCTGCATGTCGTTCTCCTATGGGTTGTAGTAGGTCAAAATGCCTTTTGAAAAGCCCAACTTCCAGCCGTTCGAAAGCGCCACCGTCAGCGTGTCGAGGCCCGCCAGATAGTTGTTTTGATTTGGACTCCACGCATAGAACCATTGTCCGTAATGATAGTTCTGATTGCTGATGACAGTGCCCCCGCCAACGAAGTAGCCCGCGCCGCTGTTCGCATTGAAGTTGCTCGTCGTGTTGACTGGGCCTGATGTGTCCACGCCACCGTCACCGATAAATGACCGCGCCCGTCCGTTGACGGGGCCATTGCCGATGACGCCCACGCCGTTCATATAGAACCCGCTATCGGCATTGCAGGTGAAGGTGGTGGTGATCTTGTTCGTGGTGTCCACGCCACCGTCACCGACAAATGACCGCGGCGTTCCGGTGCGGGGACCGGTGCCAATCACCTGTTGCTGATTCATCCTGAATCCGACATCACAATTGACAACCCCCGGTGCCTGAATATTAATACCTGCCGTGGCGATGAACTGCCCGGTGTTACTGATGAGCGCATTGCCGGGGTAGGAGATATAGAACCCGTTGTTCGCTACGATTGCTCCGGAGGTCGAGATCTGGCCGGTGGTGCTGATTCCTGCGGCACTGACGAAGACCCCGCCGTTATTAATCACTGGCGTGCCGAAGACCTGGAAGCCGCCATCGGCGCGGCAGATGGCTGTCGAGCCATCAAGCTGAATGTATCCGCTGGGGTTCGGAATCTCCAGGACAGGCCAGCCGGTGCTGGGGCTGATGGCGAATGAACCGTAGCGCGTTGAGCCGTTATAGATCACCACACCGCGCGATACCTGGACCGTCTTGTAAGTGCTGCCTGACACGGTGAGGGCCACGCTTGAGTAAGTGGAATCAAAGGTCGTAGGGCTGACTGTGAACACGGTGCTGCTGGCTGCGTTGGTCACTGTCAGATTGGCATCGGTGATGGCGAGATTCCCGCTCGTGTCGGTCTTCACCTTGGCATCGGTGTAACTTCCTCCGCCCGCGCCGAAGACCTTGAACCAGCCGCCATAGTTGGAGCTCGCATCAAGATACCCGATCTGAGCGATGCCGCCATTGCTGGCGTCGTATACGTTGATCCTTGCCGGGTGTGCAGCGCCACCGCCGCCCACGTCGATAGAGTAAGTCGAGAGCTTATCGGACGAAACGGTCCCCACGGTAAGTTTCGCGCCGCTCACGTTGCCGATCTGGTTGTCGGCGATCAGGCCGATGGTGATCGTCGCCGCGTTGATGTTGGCGATCTGCGAACCCGAGATGGTGCCCGAGATCGTCGACGCGTTCACACTGGCGATCTGCGCGGCGTTGATCGTGCCGGTGATACTGGTCGCGTTGACGGTCGCGATCTGCGATGCCGTGACCGTGCCCTGTATGGCGTTGGCGTTCACCGTCGAGATCTGCGCGGCGGTAACTTGCCCGACGATGGTCGACGCGTTGACGGTCTGAATCTGCGCGGCCTGTATCTGCCCGGTGATCTGCCCCGCCGTGATGCTATTGATCTGCGCGGCGAGGATCAAGCCGACGATAGACGTGGCGCGCATCGCTCCGATGTTAAAGAAATTCATCAGCGAGCCCTGCGGGTTATTGTTCTGCACCCACGTCGTACCGGCTGCGTTGATCTGATAGAAGTTTCCGTCCGGCACATAGTAGAAAAACGAGTTCGGCGGGAAGTTGGCGTTCGGCATCGCGGGCAGATTAGCGGCTGTCTGAACCATCTGCACCGGAGTAAGCGGCGTTGCGTACTTGCTCAGGCTATCGATGATCTGGTTCGCCAGTTGAGACGAGACGATCACACCCTGTATCGTCGTGGCGTTCACCGCGCCGATCTGGTTCGCCTGTAGGACGCCCTGCACACTGCTCGCGTTGACGGTCGCGATCTGCGAAGCCGACAACACGCCCGCGATACTACTGGCGTTGACGGTCGCGATCTGCGCGGCGGTTAGTTGCCCGATGATCGTCGACGCGTTCACGGTGCCGATCTGCCCCGCGTGGATCACGCCTTGAATCGTTCCGGCGTTGACGCTCTGAATCGACGACGCGCTCAGTCCGGGCGGCGCGATGTTGGCGTCGGTGATGGTGCCGACTCCGGGCGTCGTCGTTGTGATGGGCACGTTCGACGTCGCCCACTTAGTCCGTTGATCGAGCAACCGCAGGATGGTTTCAAGATCCGGCTTGGCCGCGCCGAACTGCGCGACGTACTCGACGAGTGAAGCGTCCTGCCATTGCATCGCCAAGGAAATGATGGTGTAGTCGCCATCGATCCCCAGATTCTCTTCTTTGATATGGACCTTCATGCCGCACTTCAGGCCGTCCGGTCCCCAGATCGTGAACGTACCCGTTTCGATGGGGTACGCATACGACAAGACCATCGACTTGGCGCGCAGCGCGGCATCGTAGCCGGTGACGATGGACGTGTCGACGAGCCCGGAGGCATACTCGCCATAGTCCTGAATCGAAACCGGGTCGGCGTAGTCGGCAAGGATCACCGCGCCCGTCGTCTGGTCCTGCAGCCCGCGCACATGAGCATGGTTGATGGGGTTGGTGAAGTCGCGTTTATAGGAGTCGACGCGCACCGGGTACGTCGTCGTATAGTCCGGCGACGTTGAGAGTCCGAAGGGCGCGTCGGGCGCGTTGGTCGCGAGGTAGTAATGCAGGACGCCATCGAAGTCGACCTGCCAGGAGCCCTGCGAGAGCGTAGAGAGATCGTCGAGCACTTGGCGGCACGTCTTCGTAAGCCAGTCGAACTGCTGGATGGTCGGCACCAGTGCGGCGATGTTCGCGGCGTGTACCGTGATCGCGGGGCAAAAGTGACCCAGCAGTGCAAGGATGATGCCCTGATCGCTACCGGGAAGCGTGAGAACAAACGACGGGTCCCAACATACGGAGCGGTCCAGATACGCGCCCCAGTCGTTCAGATCGCACTGATAGAAGACACTGAAACCGGGCGTGTCCGATTGCTTCAGCGTCATGGCGAATATCTGCCCCTCGAATAGCTTCGTCACGCCGTCGCGCCCGTCGAGAATGATGACCTGCAGCATTTCTTCCGGAGCGTCTGAACCGGGCGCGTTGAGCGCGTGCGCCAGTACCGAGATACTGGCGGTGGCGATGCGTTTGGTCGAGTCGTAGTTAATGCGCGTCGCGGCCAACATACACGCGCTGGTCTTGTCCACGCCGTTGATCGTGATCGTGACGTTCATCCCCTCACCGCCGTTAACTGCGTTGCCAGATTGGTGGCGATCTGGTTGCCCAGTTGCCGCGCCGCGTCCGCCGTCGTCAAGTTACCCGCGTTGATCGTAATCTTGACGTCCTGAAAGCCGGTCGTCACCGTGTCGAGCAAATTTTGGCTGATCGTCCGGATATCCTGCAGCGGGACTTTGATGTCGGGCAGATACGGGGCAACGTTGTAACTTAACTGATCGTTGATCCCGTTCATCGCCGCCAGAGCGGGACCGGACCAGTCCTTGAATAAGTCGCGGTGGTTCTCGACGGCCTTGGTGGTGTTGCCCCACGCTATTTCGTCGTTGATCTTGAACAGCACGCCGAGGATGCCGCCATCTGAACGGTCGCCGACATACATCATGGTGTACCGCGTGTTGTGTTCGATGGATGCCAGGATGTCGGTCTGGTGCGCCATCTGGAAGTTACTGATCACGCCAGAGATCG